GTTGGTGGATTCAAGTGCTTTGGTGTCTGTCTTGCTGGTCATGGTATTCTCACTTTCATAAGTTTCAAACGCCCACTTCCTTCCCTTTCCAGCGTTTTTTTGCCGAAGGGGCTGGCTGGAGAGGGACACTCCGCGGTGGGCTTGCGCGGAGTGGCCCCATCTTTGACGCGACCGGATCGGGATGGCATAGCAAAACGGAAGGTTCATTCCATAAGCGCACCGCCCGCGCCCCCGGGCGCGGTTAACAGCGGGGCAAGATAGAATAGCAACATGAAAGCCGTTTTGCGTCATTGCCATCCCGATCCGGTCGCGTCAGGGGCCAAGCGACTCCGCGCAAGTCCACCGTGGTGGGGCACTGTCCAGCCAGCCCCACAGGCAAAATACCCTTTCCTTGTTGCTGGTTGCTTCTCCTTCCCTTCACTTCACTTGGCAGGGGCATAGAAGGGCAAGCCAATAACTTGTGGCAGTTTATCCCAAGGCAATCTTAGCCCCGACTGGGACCGCTTAAGCGGTGAAGACGCCCTCTTAGGCGTCTTCATCTTTGATCCTAAGGCGGGTGAACGCTCCCTTTTGTGCGTTGACAAGACATCCAGAGAGAGCCGATTGTGGGGGGAGAGAGGGTGAGGGGGGCCTAAGCTAGGAGATGAATATGAAGGTAATGAAATCAACCAAAAGCCATCGGCCACTAACCCGTAGACAAGAGGCGCTGGTGGCAGCTTATGTAGCAAACGGTGGAAACCTGACACAAGCCGCAGCAGTGAGCGGATACGCGGAAGGGGACAGCGGAAGAGTAAGCGCCCAGAAGGCGATGAAGACTGCGCATGTGCAGGCCGCACTCATGCAGGCAGTGGCCGAGGAGTTCAGCCGTCACGCACCGATGGCCGTCAAGCAGTTGGCCGGGCTGGCTAAGCTGGGCAAGAGTGAGTATGTGAAGCTGGAAGCGAGCAAGGATTTGCTGGATCGTGCTGGGTTCAAGCCGATTGACCGGAGTCAGGTGCAGATGGCGGGCGATATCCGTGTGCAAATCGACCTCGGGTAGGTTTACCGCGAGGGTGGGGGGGGGGCCAAAAGTGGAGAGACACTTGGCGCAAGGGGTCCCCTACGCACAGTTTTTGCTCTGAAAGCATTTGGTCATCTAGCTTGCGGGGGTCACTTGTGCTAGTTGCGGAGTGGAGGAGTTAGGATTTATGGAGGGGTATGTCTGATGTGTTTTGGTGGCAAGAGTGGTACGCCTGATTGGGAGCCTACCAAGTTTGGTAAGCTTCCTTCTTTGTTGCGGGTAGAGGATCGGCGGGAGATTGATTACAAGGATCGGCCTGAGCCTGAGGCTCGCGGGCTTGAGAATATTCCCGGCAGTCGGTATTGAGTTTCCTCGCTGCATTGAAGAATGAGGAGCTTGTTCTTCTCCGCCGCATTGTTCGGAAGGTTCATTTGTCTTCTGTTGTTGCCAAGCACGGGGTTAATTTTGTTACTGACCATGAGTGCGACAAGTTGATTGAGAGCATTGGGCCAGAGATTGTTGAGCGGATGATTAAGTTTGGGGTTGATCGGGGGCTGAACTAGGTGACTGATTTTTCCTACAAGCCTGACGGCGATTGCATCAAGAGCTTTATGAAGTCTGATAATTTTTTTAGGGGCATCAGGGGTCCTGTGGGTTCTGGGAAGTCTGTGGCTTGTTGCGTTGAGGTATTCCGCAGGGCCTTGTCTCAGAAGCCTAACGAGGCCGGGATACGCAAGAGCCGTTGGGCGGTTATTCGGAACACCAACCCGCAGCTTAGAACTACCACCATCAAGACTTGGCTGGATTGGTTTCCGGAGGTTGACTGGGGGCGGTTTACTTGGAGTGTTCCTTACACCCACCACATTCGCAAGGCTGACCTAGACCTTGAGGTTATCTTCTTGGCCCTTGATCGGCCGGAAGATGTCAAGAAACTACTGTCACTTGAGCTTACTGGCGTCTTTATTAACGAGGCTCGCGAGATTGCCAAGAGTATTGTTGATGCCTGCACCATGCGCGTTGGTCGTTTCCCTTCCATGCGAGAGGGCGGGCCGTCATGGAGCGGTGTGATTGCCGATACTAACGCCCCTGAGGAAGACCATTGGTGGCCGATCATGGCAGGCGAGGTTCCGATACCGGATCACATTCCGCGTGAGCAGGCATTGATGCTTAGGCGCCCTGATAATTGGGAGTTCTTCACCCAGCCCGGAGCTATGATTGAGATTAAGGGGGAGGACGGGGAGATTGTTGCCTACGAGAACAATGGTCTGGCCGAGAACCAAGGGCACATGATGCCTACCTACTACTCCAACCTAATTCGCGGCAAGACAAAAAGCTGGATTGATGTTTATGTTATGAACAGGCTTGGCGCGATACAGGAAGGTAAGCCTGTTTATCCGATGTTTGCCGCAGAGACGCACATCGCCAAGGAAGAAATCCCGGTTGCAGCTTCTATGCCTCTTTATGTCGGGATTGACTTTGGGCTGACGCCCGCCGCCGTGTTTGCCCAGAAAGTCAGGGGCAGATGGTTCGCTCTGTCGGAGATTGTGGCGATTGATATGGGCATTGTGCGCTTTGCCGAGCTTCTTCGCACCGAGATTGCAACGAGGTTCGATGCCTGCTCCGATGTTCTCATTTATGGCGACCCCGCTGGTGACTTCCGCGCCCAGACAGATGAATCAACGCCATTCCAAATCCTCAGGGGGGCAGGGCTTAGAGCCTACCCCACGCATTCCAACTCTATTGACCTTCGGCTTGAGGCGGTTACCTCTCAGCTAACCAAGATGGCCGATGGAAAGCCAGCCCTTCTGCTGGATAGACGCTGCCCGACCCTGATAAAGGGATTTGAGGGCGGCTATTCCTACAAACGAATGGAAGTCTCCGGTGAGCGGTACGCTGACAAGCCGGATAAAAATATGTTTTCCCACGTCCATGATGCTTTTCAATACTTATTGCTGGGCGCTGGCGAGGGAAGAGCCTTGATGAATTCACAACAGCCGCGCAAGCCTATCGTTGCTAGACGAGACTTCGATGTCTTTGCTTCCAACAGAAGAACGTCCAGTTTTTAATTGTGCGTTGCACTTTCCCGCTGTTAGGTAGTAGCAGCGAATAACTGATCAGGAGATATTCTATGTGTTTTGGTGGTGGCGGCCCGAGCGCCGAAGAGAAAAAAGCAGCAGCAGCCTCGCGCACTGAGGCTGAGCAAGCGAAGCGGTCCGAGATTGAGGCAAAGGCTCGCATAAAGCGCGACAGTATCTCTTCCGCATTGACCGGGCGGGAGTCTGGTGCCAGCCCCTCAGGCGGAACCGGACGGCGCTCCCTTCTTTCTTCAGGCGCACACGGCTACGCTAGTCGGTTTGAATAATGACGGCTGATAAGTATATCCGCCTGTATGAACGGGCGAAGGAATTGCGGGAAAACTGGGTCCCTCTCTTTGAAGAGTGCTATAAGCTCTCGCTCCCGTCTCGTGCGTCCTTCTATGCAGAGACGCCGGGACAGCGGCGCGATGAGCAGATATACGACCAGACTGCCGTTGTCGGAGTTCAGGAATTCGCCAGTCGCCTTCAGGCTGGCATCGTTCCCAACTATGCCCGATGGGCTGACTTCATTGCTGGCAGTGAAGTGCCCGAGGAAGAGCGTGCGGCCGTAGATCAGCAGCTTGATGAAGTGACTGACTATGTGTTTGAGGTGCTGCAGAACTCTAACTTCTCTCAGGAAATTCACGAATCCTTTCAGGACTTGGCAGTCGGGACCTCTGTCATTGATGTCTCCGAGGGCAATTCAGTTAATCCGGTGGTCTTCACCGCCATCCCGCTTACTCAGGTGGTCCTTGATAAGGGACCCAACGGCAAGATTGATAAGGTTTTCCGCCAGCGAAAGAACGTGAAATTCTCGGACCTGAAGGTTATGTACCCAAAGGGCAAGTTTGATCCCAAGGTTGTTGCCAAAGCGAAGGGCGAGGATGAGACTACTGTGCTTGAGGCTGTCTGCCGGGACTATTCCCGCCCGATGGAGGACGTTCACCAGTATGTTGCCATCTGCCTGACCACAAGAACCATGCTCTATGAGGAAACAATGGTCGGCTTGGGCTCGAACCCCCTGATACCCTTCCGTTGGGGCAAGGCTCCTGATGAGGTTTACGGTCGAGGACCCCTTGTCTTTGCTCTTTCCTCAATCAAGACGGCCAACCATATCGTAAAGTTGATTCTTGAAAATGCTCAGATGGCTATTGCTGGCATTTATCAGATGGAAGATGACGGCGTTATAAATCCCGACACTATCAATCTTGTGCCCGGCACCATCATACCGAAAGCTATGGGTAGCCGCGGGCTTGAAGCCATTCAATCGGCTGGTCGATTTGATATCAGCCAGCTAATCCTTTCGGATGAGCGGCACAACATCAAGACTGCGCTCTACAACGATATGCTTGGCAACCCTGACCGGACACCGGCCAGCGCAACGGAGATTGCCGAGCGCCAAGCCGACCTTTCCCGGCGTGTCGGGGCAGCCTTCGGCCGCCTGCAGGCTGAACTTGTTCAACCTGTTCTGCAGCGAGTGGTGTATATCCTCAAGAAGCAGGGAAGAATCACGCTTCCCATTGTAAATGGACGCGAAGTAAAGATCAGGTCCACCTCTCCGCTGGCGCAAGCCCAGTCAAATCAAGACATTTCCTCTGTTGCCCGTTTCCTTGAGCTTGTCGGTCAGGCATTCGGGCCCGAAATGATGTCGATGATTATCGACTCGGAGAAAACTGCCGAATTCCTATCCAAGAAGTTTGGTGTTCCTGAAAGCTTGATTCGTAGTCCAGAACAGCGTAAACAAATAGCTGCAATGGCGCAGCAAATGGCGCAGCAAGCACAAGGAAATCAAGGTGGCGAAGCTTAATATCGGTGTTGACGGCAGACAACGCGCTCTGGATGAAGACGAAAAGATAAGTAAGGCATTCACTTCCACCTTTGAGACACCGGCTGGCCGAGAAGTCCTCAAATATTTACGGTCAGTAACCATTGAGATGGTCAACGGTCCGAATATCTCTGACCACGAGCTTCGGCACATGGAGGGCCAGCGTTTTCTTGTCGGCTTGGTTGAAACCAGAATAGCACATGGACACAGGAGCAATGCAAATGCCAGAGTCTCTTCTTGAAGGGGAAACTCCCCCGATTCCTGAGGGAGAAACCCCAGCCGCAGCCGCTCCAGCGGAGGCGCGGCCTGAGTGGCTACCTGAAAAGTATAAGTCACCTGAAGATTTGGCCAAAGCTTACAAGGAACTCGAAACAAAGCTTGGGTCAAAGGATGCGGACCTTCGAAAGAGCATCAAGGAAGAGGTCGCAAAAGAGCGACTAGCCAATCGCCCGAAGACACCGGGGGAATACTCCATTCCGAAGGACGTACAGGCCGACAGTGAGCTTGTTGGCTGGTGGGCCGAGACTGCATTCGAGAACGGGTTCTCTCAGGACCAGTTTGAGGCAGGCATTGAGACTTATCGCAAGAGCATTGAGGGTTCCGGCCCTGATTTCGAGGGTGAAATCAAGAAGCTTGGAGAGAATTCAAAGGACAGGATCACAGCGGCGTCCTCATTCGCCCAGACATTCTTCCCTGCAGATGCACTCCCGGCCATTGAACGCATGTGCGAGAAGGCAGATGGCATTATCGCGCTTGAAGCCATTATGAACGCGACCAAAGGTGCCAGCTTTAGCGGGTCAGGGACAACAGTAGGGCGGCTAACTGACTCCGACCTCAAGGAAATGATGCGCGATCCGAAGTATCACAGCCCTCGCGACCGCGACCCCGACTTTGTGAAGAAGGTCAATGACGGATTCAAACAACTATACGGCTAAGGCCAATGGGATGATTCTGGTTGAGGCCAGACCTGAGCACATTGTGAGCTTCAGCAAGACTGTAAGCGCCGAGAATGTCAGGGAGCTTCGAGAGTTTTATGGGCTAGACCCGACCGAGGCCATTCTTAATTTGGTTGACGATGATAGTGTTTATGCCGTTGTTTATAATGATAAGGTCGTCTGCCTAACTTCGATAAATGATGACGGTCTGATGTGGGCCCTGTTCTCAGCCGACATAAATGACAACTCCATCCGTTTTGTCAGGGCATCACGCGCATTGATAGAATATTATCACCGAGCGCACGATCAGATTGAGTGCC